ATCGAGATCGTTGATGAGATCGGAGGCGGTCTGCGCGGTGACAGGGGCTTCGGCTCATCAGGACGATAAGGGGGCTTAAGATGCAATCCATAGAGACCGTATACAACGGATATAGGTTCAGGAGCAGGACGGAGGCAAGGTGGGCCGTGTTCATGGATGAAGCTGGCATTCCGTATATGTATGAGCCTGAGGGGTTCAAGTTTTCTGACGGCACAATGTATCTGCCTGACTTTTATCTCCCAGAGCAGGACACGTTCCTCGAATGCAAAGGGATAATGGGCGCGGAAGACGAGAAAAAGATCATAATGCTGTGCAAGGAAACCGGACACGACAGCGGGCGCGAGGTGATTATCGGTTATCCTGATATGACGTTTCAGTTGTGCGGATACGACGCTGGCATCGAGGAAAATGAACGAGAACGTTTCACGATGTTCTCAAAAGACGAGTCATGGCTGTGCCGATGCCGTAAATGTGGCAAGTTGTTCTTTATGAACTCGATTTACGGGTGGAATTGCCGGATATGCAACCACTATGAAGGCGATCACGGGTTTGAAATACTGGAAGAAGGCGGGGTTTACGCCCGCTATGGTTCGTTCGAGCCGTTCATTAAGGCGAGACAGGCCCGGTTTGAGCACGGCGAAAGAGGTGAACATATTCGCACCTTGCAGGCGGTGATGCCATGACGGCAAAGGAATTTTTGAGTCAGGCATATCGACTTGACAAGCGCATCGAACGGCGAACCGAGGAAATAGCCCGTATACGTTCACGGCTGGAGAAAGCAACGGCCCAGATCACTGGAATGCCGCGCGGCGGTGGAAGCGGAGACTGGACGGACACATCGATAAAAGTGCTGGAATACGAAGCGGCGGTCAGGGCCGAGATAAACGAACTATGCAGGGTGAAGCGCCTGATTCGTGAGGCGATTGACGCGGTCGAGGACGCGCGGTACAGAGAGCTGCTCGAACTGCGATATATCGTGGGCATGCGCTGGGAGAAAATAGCCGTCGAAATGAACTACAGCTATGACAGAGTGCGGCACATGCACGGGCGAGCACTACAGGCTGTGAAGGTGCCGCAAATCGACACACAATAGCACATCGAACTATGATATAGTATATGCAGTCAAAGAGCGACCACGAGGGAGTGGCCGCTCTATTTTCGTGGGAGGGTTGATGTCCCATCATGGCGTATGGTGGGAGCGCGGGGCATCGTTGAGAGTATGAACCAGATGAAGATCAAATATCTGCCGGTGTCGAGTCTGCATCCCTACGAGCGCAACGCGAAGCAGCACCCGGACGATCAGGTCGAACACATCGCGAACAGCATCCGCGAGTTCGGGTTCCGTCAGCCGATTGTGGTTGACGCGGACAACGTGGTAGTCATCGGTCACGGGCGACTGATGGCCGCGGAAAAGCTCGGGCTGGATACCGTGCCGGTCGTGCGCGCGGATGACCTGACGGAGGCGCAGATCAAGGCGTTGAGGCTGGCGGATAATAAGACCAACGAAAGCGGCTGGGATTTCACCGCGCTGGAGGCGGAGCTGGACGAGATGGCCCTGGACTTCGGTATGTCAGACTTTGGCTTCGATGATATACCGGGGGGGGGCATCTGAAACGCCACACACGGGGCAGGCATCTGAAACGCCATATACGGGACAGGGGGCCACCGAATACAGCGAGGAGGATTTCGGCGATGACAAGTTCAAATGTGAATGCCCGCGCTGTGGATTCAAGTTCAACCCATAAATTCCCGTGGAAGTGGTATCTGTCAGACCTTGCCAACGTCAAGAAAAATGGCCTGACCGTGTTTTCCTGCTTTTCATGCGGCGGTGGTTCGTCTATGGGCTATAAGCTGGCAGGATATGACGTGATCGGAAACGTGGAAATTGACCCGCGCGTCATGAAGGTTTATCAGGCGAACAATCATCCGAGATTCCCATATCTCATGGACGTGCGCGAGTTTCTGAAAATCCCGGATGCGGAACTGCCGAAGGAATTGTTTCACCTTGACATTCTGGACGGCTCGCCGCCCTGTTCGGTATTCAGCACGGCTGGGGAGCGCGAAAAGGGCTGGAACAAAGAGAAGGTATTCAGAGAAGGACAGGCGCGGCAAAAGCTGGACGACCTGTTCTTTTATTTTATTTCCATCGCACAAAAGCTACAGCCCCGCGTGGTCATTGCCGAGAACGTTTCAGGGTTGCTGAAAGGCAACGCCAAGGGCTATGTGAATGAGATATTCAAGGCGTTTGACGCGGCGGGCTACAAGGTTCAACTGTTCCTGCTGAACGCCGCCTTTATGGGTGTGCCGCAAAAGCGGGAGCGATGCTTTTTTGTGGCGCAGAGGAAAGACCAGGCATTCCCGAAGCTGGTGCTGCAGTTCCAGGAAAAGCCGATTTTGTTTGGAGAGGTTAGGACGGAAAAAGGAATCTATGTTGATCCAGATAGTATTGCCGGAAAATTATTAGCGAAAAGGACAAGGCGAGACAAAGACCTTGGAGACATAAGTGAGCGAATCAGGAATAAGGCAAGCGGGTTCCTTCAAAAAATCGACTGGGACGAGAATGTTGCACATACAAACGTCAGCGGGAGCGAAAGTTATCGCGGATTCGATGGAATGAGACAGTCAGCGGGAGACAAGAGGAACATACAAACTTTCCCGCAAGACTATGATTTCGGCGACCAAGATGCGAATTTTGTTACTGGCATGTCCGTTCCGCCTGTTATGATGGCTCAGGTTGCAACGGCAGTTTATGAACAGTGGTTTAATCGGGGGTGATTCACCATTGCGAAAGGCAAGTATGAGGAGTGGCTGACCCCTGACGGCCTGCTACGCATCGAGGGATGGGCGCGGGACGGGCTGACCGACGAACAGATCGCGCACAATATGGGCGTATCTTATTCGACGCTGTGCGAATGGAAAGACCACCGCTTCCCGGAAATTCTGGAAGCCTTAAAAAAAGGGAAGGCTCCGGTGGACATCGAGGTCGAGAACGCGCTCTTCAAACGTGCGACCGGGTACACCGTCACGATCAAAAAGCCGATCAAGGTCAAAATGAAGCGACAGCTCAAGGATAAAGGCACGATAGAGGAAGAGCATATCGAGTTCGTCGAGGAAGAGATTTACATCGCACCCGATACGACCGCGCAGATTTACTGGCTCAAGAATCGCAGACCTGATAAGTGGCGCGACAAGCCGCAGACAGGCGCGGTCGATACCGACGACCCGCTCATGGCGATGCTCAAGAGGTGGGACGATGCAGCCAGGCAGTGAAAAGCAGCTCGCTTTTTGGCGCGGCTGTTCCCACCGCTGGAACGTCAAGACCGGCGCGACCAGATCGGGCAAAACCTACATGGACTATTTCCTCATCCCCCGGCGGCTTGTGGCTGTGGCGGGACGTGAGGGGCTTAACGTCATTCTGGGCAACACGCGGGAGACGGTCAGGCGAAACGTGATCCTGCCGATGGTCACGATATACGGCCCGGGCAGGATCAGTAATATCAGGACGGACAACTCCTGCACGATGTTCGGTCAGCAGGTATTCATCCTCGGCGCGGACAACGAGGCGCACGTCAACAGGCTCCGGGGCGCGTCGATCAAATATTGCTACGGCGACGAGATCACGACGTGGAACCAGGGCGTGTTCGAGATGCTCAAGAGCCGTCTCGATAAACCCTACTCGGTTTTCGACGGCACGTGCAACCCAGACAACCCGCGTCACTGGTTCAAGCAGTTTCTTGACAGCGACGCCGATATATTTCAACAGGCGTACACAATAGACGACAACCCATTCCTCGACCAGACATTCGTCGACAATCTCAAGCGCGAGTACGCGGGCACGGTATTGTATGACCGGTATATTCGGGGGCTATGGGTTGCAGCCGAGGGCGCGATCTACAGACCTTTCCTTGATTCGCCGGATAAATTCATCGTGGACGATCTGCCGCAGGGCGAGGCGGTTACACGCGTCAATATCGGCGTGGACTTCGGAGGCGGCACATCGGCGCACGCATTCTGCGCGGTCGGGTTCACGTCACGGCAGCGGCTCGTCATTCTCGACGAATACCACGAACAACGGGCACTCGACCCGGTCGCGCTCGCGGCGGCGTTCGTCGATTTTGTGCGGCGATGCAAGGCCCGGTGGATCGTCTCGGACGTATGGTGCGACAGTGCGGAGCAGACGCTCATAAACGGACTGAGGCAGGCTGCATCGACTGCTGGGCTGGGCGTCAACATCGGCGACGCGCGAAAACGCCCGATCAATGACCGCATAAGGGCAACATTATTGTTGATGGGTTCCGGGCGGTTCGCTATTAAACGAGTGTGCGAACAGACGATCGGCGCATTAAAGGACGCACTCTGGGACGGGAAATACATAACCGAGGACGTCAGGCTGGACGATGGCACAACGAACATCGACTCGCTCGACGCGATGGAGTACGGTTTCGAGCGCGAGATCCCGATCCTCATCGAGGGGTGGAGATGACATATGCAATGGCTAAACAAAGTCAAAGAATGGGGGCGGCGCATAGTGCAGCGTGGCGCGGCTGAGACGGGCATAGCCCGGAGCTTCAGGACAGTTTTTGAGCTGGGCGGCGTCCCGGCTTTTTCGCAGTTTTACGAGTTCGGCATATTCGTCTGGAAATGGCTTTACCGTGGACTGTACAAGCCCTGGCATATCGTCAAGGCCCCAACCATTGCCAACGCGAAGGGCGAGCGCGAATTGTTCAGGCTGAATACCGCGAAGGCGATCTGCGCGGAGCTGGCCTCGCTCGTCTGGGGCGAGGAGTGCGAAGTCAACGTCACAATGGACGGGCGCGAAAGCACCGACGAGAGCCCTGACCCGCTGGGCGCGTTCGTCAATCATGTTTTGACGGAGAACGCATTCAGCGAAAAGATGCAGGAACTTATCGAGCAGGCCCTCGCACTGGGCGGCGCTGCGATTAAGGTCTGGCGTGAAGCTCGGCACGACGACGAGGGAAACGAGATCCCGGGCTCCGGCACGATCAGACTCGGATACTGTATGGCCGATCAGTTCATCCCGATTGCATGGGATAATGCCCGCGTGACCGAAGGCGTTTTCATCTCCCGCAAAGCGAAGGCCGGGTATTATTACACCCGCCTCGAGTGGCATAAATGGGACGGCACGACATACGTCGTCACGAACGAACTGTACCGGAGCGAGATGCAAAAGGGCGGCGTTCCGGGGAGTGATCAGGAC